CATAAACATATTTTTACTGTATAATAACGATTATGACAAACGACTTTCATCCAGACGAAATTAAGAATAGCAAACGTATTCAGAAAAGTGCTACGCCAAAGCAAGATCTTAGTTGGTATGTTAAATGGACAGCAAGTTGCTTTATACTTGCGAGTATGAGCATCAGAGGTATTCCAGAACCAGCATATTTACAATTACTTGATACAGTATTAAGTCTTATAGGTGTAACCGGTTGGATGATTGTTGGTTTGTTATGGAAGGACCGAGCATTAATATTACTTAATGGTGTCGGTATTGTATTGTTTATTAGAACAATTATTACTGAGTATATGATATAATGGAAAAGTCATTTAAAGAACAAGTAAAAACACTTGATACCACAAGCAAAGCAGGACAACTTGCACGTGACTTAAATGCTGAACGTCAGAGACTCAAAGAAGAATTAGCAGAAGCACAAGAGCAAGTAGATATATTTTCTCCTAGTACACCAACAGGAGGCTTAGACAGTTATATCAAATGGTTAGCAACGGTGTTAGCAGTAACAGGTGTATTTTTACAGAGTGCTGGGTTTATGACAGAAGGCAAAGTAGCCTACGCACTCAGCAGTATCGCTTGGGTATATGTTGGTCAATGTTGGAATGATAAAGCAATTATGATAGGTAGTGCTATCACAGGAACGGCAGTATTAATGAACTTAGCGGAGTTATTTAAATGACAGATGTTAAGATAGGTATAATAGGAAAAGGTTTCGTAGGCGGTGCAGTAGCCAATGGGTTTAATACTGACACCGTTAAACAGTTCGTGGTGGATCCTAAAATTTCAGAGGACAACACAATTGATAAACTTGTCAATGACTTTGATCCACCACTCCTTTTTGTATGTGTGCCTACTCCGAAACGTGATGACCAATATGATGTAGATGTCAGCATAGTACAACAAGTACTCGCTGGACTGCATAAGGAGTCGTATAAAGGCGTTGTTGTGATAAAGAGTACTATTACACCACATCACTTAACTACGTTTAAAAAGGACTTTAAATTGCGTATAGTTTATAACCCAGAGTTTCTCACAGAAGCAAATGCACTGGATGATTTTATAAATCCAAATATGCAAGTGCTAGGTGGTAAATGGAAAGATTGTGATTTTGTTGAAAAAATATATCATAGACACAGCAACGTAAAAGTTGTTCCTACTTTTAAAGTAGATTTAATCACAGCAAGTCTTATAAAGTATACTATTAACAGTTGGTTGGCAACTAAAGTTATTTGGTTTAATGAATTAGAAAAACTTTATAATGTAAGTGGTGCAAGAGCCAGTTGGGACCAGTTCACAGATATGTTGACTAGAGATCCACGTATGGGTAACAGTCATATGAAAGTACCAGGCCCTGATGGCAAATATGGATTTGGAGGACATTGTTTTCCAAAAGACACAAAAGCATTATTGCACTATTCTAAAATGTTAAAAGCAGAACTAAAATTACTAGAAAAGGCAATCAAAACTAATAACAATTTAAGAGACGAATAATAAATATAACATCAACCAAGGAGCAAAATGGCAAAAGCAAGTAGAAGAAAGGTAAACAAATCATTAATTAACGGCAACGGAAGAAAGTGTTCTTCGACTGGTGTTGGTGGTAGAGGACGCAGAGTAAAAATTGCAATGTCTACTATGAACAAAAGTAAAAAACGCTCTATGGCAATTAATAGAGGACAAGGGAGATAACTATGCCAACAAAATTTTCAGCAACACAAAAAACAGTAGCACGTGGTACACAAACAGTTGTTACACGAAACTTTTATATTAAGAATACTTCCAAAGAAGAATTAATAGAATATATTAACAACGGGCAAAAGCCTAAAATCAAGCAGAAATGCCGTAACGAATTAGCACGTAGGGGCATTGAAATAGTATGGGTGGATAAAAACGCCAACAGTGAATAACTTCGAAGAAATCAAAGACACGTTAGAAATATTAGAGGAAGATTTAGACAAGTACGAATTTATAATGAGTTTGTCAGATTGTCTTCCTCAGTTTGACCAAACTAGATGTACAGACGAATACAGAGTGTATGGCTGTCAAAGTAAAGTTTGGTGTTACAAAGATGAAATATCTAAACGGTTTACATTCTTTACAGAAAGCAAATTAGTAGGAGGACTACTACATATTTTGCTAGTAAGATTTCAAGATGAAAAAGTTTTTAATGAAAATGACTTTGACGTTTTTATGAGTCAATTGCCTTTTGGGAATAAGATTACTATGCAAAGACAAACAGGTTTGGAGTCTGCTTTTAAACGTATTTCACACCTATCAAGTGGTATCTAAACTCAGTACCAAAATTCACAGCAGAATGATAATTTGAAGTATTAACTTCATATGCCTTCCCAACTTCCATATGATATGACCTAACAATACTTTGTGTATTTGCTTCAGGTCTACCATTCCAAAATTGAAAGAAACATTGTTCATTTGTAACCATAGGTATATGTACTCTTATGTTTGACACATTGCCTTGATTAGGCTTTGAATCTTGATGTACATTGTATATACGTTTGCCCGGAATACACAATACTCTCCATCTGTAATACTCTGGATATTGTGAAATTAAATCTTCGTAATAAGTTCCTTTAAGACTTTTGTTTAGTACGTTGAGTTGTGACTCTTGTACAGACAAGTCAGCAGTTTTTTGTGTGGAGTATGTCCAATCATCTTCACCATCTAAACTGGTTATACTTACTGCTGGAAAAGGATTAGATAAATCAAACTTGTCTTCTATAAGTTTGTATGCTTCTACTATCTTATCACAGTCTATATTGTTATTGAGTTCTTTTATCATTCCCAAGTATTTAGCCACCACATAAATACTACACAATGGATTTAGAAGCAATAGCAAAAGAAATAATAAGTACAGAACCTGAGTTTAAACCATTAGGGTTTGTACATAGCCACATCAAGCAAAACAAAAGTGAGCCTTTAGTGGCTATCAAAAGTGCTGTGGATCGTATGAGCGAACTATACGACTTAGAGCAACATCAAGTACGTCCTGTAAGTGATATTATTCTACGACTTCTGTGTGATACAGACTAAGCACATCTTCTATCACAGGGTGTCGTTTAATATCTCTAGCATCAAATTCAATCAAACTAATCTTATTTGTTGCTGAACCTCTTAATCTATTACAAAAGTCTTTTAAACCATTTTGTTCAAAACCTCTGTCGTGCTGTTCTAAGTCACCAGTAACAATCATTTTACTACCGTTACCTATTCTTGTCATAAGCATTTTAAATTGAGAAGGTGTTGCATTCTGCATCTCATCAGCAATAATAAATGTGTTTTTAAAAGTTCTACCTCTCATATATGCCAATGGTGCAACTTCTATTTTGCCCATCTCTAGCATATATTCAATTTCTTTTAGATTGAAATGTTCTTCGAACACATCGAATATTGGTCTGGTCCACGGAGCCATTTTCTCTACCAGATTGCCTGGTAAGAATCCGTGTTGCTCATCTACGGAGACTGCTGGTCTCGTAATCACTATTTTACTAACTTCCTTGGACACAAACGCCTTGATAGCACTCTTTGTCGCCAAATACGTTTTACCCGTTCCCGCAGGTCCAATTGCTAACACGATGTCTTTTGCCGTGTCTTGTATATCTGCTACTAACTTATCTTGGGTAATTGTTTTTGGCACTACTACGACATTCGCTGTCGATAATGCTACGTGGTTATAATTTTGCATACTTAAAGTATCTCCTTGGTTATAAAATTTACGAACTCTTTTTTTGAATTCTCTGTTCTTGCGTGATTTTCTGGACATAATAATCTCCTTTGTTTCGCCATAAAAAAACCGTAAAGAAAGGCGTCTCTCTCCACGGTTATTAAGAAATTTGTGTGTTTACAAACTGTAATGTTAATATTTTGCACTACAATATTATTTATTTCTTTTCCGTGTCATTTAACACTACTGTTAAAAACAGATAAATACTTATGGAGATAAAACTTATGCCTAAAGAATACAACACTTTATTATTAAACAATACTGTAAAAAACTTGCACGAAGATAACAAAATGTTAGACCTTTTAATTGAGTTCGAAGATGTGTTAGATAAAATTAATCTATATGCTTACAAGAACTGGAGCAAAGGTATTGTAGTAGAAGGACCAAACACATCCAGGTATTGGGTAGACGTTACATTGATGTATGATAAAAAGTCTATGCCAGACCCAGATGCTGTACAAAGACTACTGTTAAAAGATTGTAAAATTGAGTGGACAGAAGATGTATTTAAATCTGCAAGGCGTGTTAAAACACCTGAAGATTTTGAAACAGTTACACGAAATGGTAGAATTTTTAGAAGAAGCAAGATTGACGAAAGTCCTATTTGGTTAGTAAAAATTAGGATGCCACGTAAGTTTATTCAAGATACCAAAGAAGATATTATTCAGTATTCAATGAGCCAAGCCGTTGGAGCAGATGATATTCCAGCATTAGAAGATACTATAGAACCACAAGGAGATACAGGTGCCATTGGACAGTAGATATTCTTTACAAAACGGTGACTTAAAAGATTTAGTAGTCCCCAAGATTAGTATAGACGAATTTAACCCAAAGACAGGCGAAGCAAAAGATGTTATTGTTACTGCTTTCTATATGACAGAAAAAGCACCAGCAGAAGATTTAACACAATTTATTGAGACAGGTGCATACGAAACACTAGATGTTGAAACATCTCCAAATCCAGATGATGACGGTCATCATTTAATTTTTATTGAAATGAAAAGAGATGAAGATTTTATGGATAAGTTAAAAGGCATAGTAGAAGATATTGAAAACTTAGTAGGGTTAAACAACTACAAGGTTAAAAGTTATTTTGCAGAAGAGTCATACAGTATTAGTGATCCAGCATTAGGTTCATTTATTATACAAGATCCGTCACAATATATGACCAAAGAAGAATTTACAAAAGCACAGGAAAGTAAAAAAGTGGAACAAGAAAAACTAGATGTAGTAAACTTTATAAAAGACAGTTATATAAACAAGTTAGGAATAGAAAATAAAATTTTAGAATTCTCATCTTCAAACGGTGTACAAAAATTTGAAATGCTTAACTTTGGTAAAGAAGTCTTAGACGAGTATGCACAAAAACCAATATTAGTAAACAGCATAGAAGATAATAAACTTCAACACAGTTTGGGCAGGCATTGGTCTGTTAACAAACTTAGCACAGATGTTGTAGCAATAAGTAAAACTGGTTCCAATAACATATTAACCTTGAGAAGAAAATGAGAGACACAGTACTAGAAGTTTTAAAAGACCATTTCGGTGATAAAACATTTGAAGATAATACAAATCTTGTAGACGAACTAAATGCAGATGAATACGACTTAGTTGAAGTCAGCATTATATTAGATGAAAAACTAAACATTTCTTTAGACGAAGAAGCAATTCTAGATATTAAGACTGTGGGCGACCTTATTAAATTAGTAGAGTCCAATGTTCAGTCAACTTAAATTAATCATAATGGGTATAGCAGTCCTCGGTGCAATGGGGGGACTTATGTACGTCCAACATCTCAAATCGGAGAACGAAATTTTGACATTAAACAATCAAAAACTTGAAGGTGCAGTTGCACAACAACAAGCAGTAATTGAACAGCAACTTAAAGATATTGCACAAATTAGAGATATTAATAAAGAGTTATTAGCAAAAAATGAAAAACTCGTAGGAGATTTAAATGTTGCTAATGAAAAATTTAACAAAGTAAATGCTTCAGGGGAACGAAGAGACATCGGTAACCTGGCTGTAAACAAACCTAAAAGTATACAGATCATAGAAGGCAGAAGAGAAAAACAAAGAGCAAGGTGTTTTGAAATAGCACAAGGCTCACCACTAACAGAGGAGGAATTAAATGCAACTAAGAAATCGCAAATTAATGCAGAATGCCCTAATATTGCCAATCCTAATTACGTTCCTTATTAGTGGGTGTAGCACAACAAAAGGTCTACAGGTAATGACAACTGAGATAGAACGTGTTAAGTTAGACTTAGAACTTCCTCCAGTAGTAGTATTAGAACAAATAAATTGGAAAATTATTACTGAAGGCAATCAAGAAGAAGTGTTTGCAGAACTTAAAAAAGCAAACATTGACCCTGTGTTGTTTTCTTTAACAGATGAAGATTATGAATTACTACAAAGAAACAACGTACAACTTAGAAATCAAATTGTTAGATTAGTAGCACAACTAAAAGCATACAAAGAATATTACGAGCCTAAATCACAAGCAAAAGCCGGAGATGATTCTAAAACTTTTACAGATACAGAATTCAAACCAGTGGACTTCAATTCTACTAAAGATTAGTATTTTTTTAAATAAGTATAGTATATGAAGTATACTAATCTACAACTACAAAATAAAATTAATAGACCAGGAAAAACAGGTGTTGACTGGTTTATATACTTTTGTTTGATTAGAAATTACAAAAACGAATCAATGTGTGATGTGGGTGCAGGTGCCGGAGGCAGTACGTTTCCTATGTTAGATTTTTCAGATAATGTCACAATCGTTGACAATTGGCAACAAGGTTGGACCAAAGAAGCAATATTGGATCAATTGCTAGAAGACGATTATAAAAAGATAACATTTGTTGATAAATCTACAGATGAATTAAAGCCAAAGGATTTAACGAAATATAAACTTACACACTTAGATGCAGATAAAACGTCAGGTGCAACACTTAACACATTAAGAAAGTTTAGCAAAATCACAGAAGAGATTATTGTTATAGACGATTATATGAATTCAGTATGGCCCGAAGTAACAGAAGGCGTCGATGCTTTTATAAGAGACAACTTAAACTGGCGTAAACTTATTTTAGGCAATCATCAATTAGTATTAATTAAAAAAAATGTAGCAGTAAACATAGATTATATACTGTATCACTTGCCAGTAATTCAGCATACTAACTATTGGGGTTTGACGTATGGAGAATTTAAACCTCAAAAAATATTAGACAGTATGATTAAGAATGGTAAACTTACTTACAGTTGGCATAATGTTATGGATCAATCAGAGAAATACGATTCTTGACATTTCATAAATTAGTTGCTATAATAAACCAATGGATCACTATCAAACTCTAGGCATATCTAAAAATGCCACTCCACAGGAGATAAAGAAAGCATATCGCAAACTTGCGAGTAAGCATCATCCTGACAAAGGTGGTGATGCTGAACAGTTCAAAAAGATCCAAGAAGCATACGATACAGTCAGTGATCCACAAAAGAAACAAGCATATGATAACCCTAGTCCATTCGGTGGAGGAGGTAATCCATTCAGTGATATATTTGGTGATGCATTTAATGATATATTCGGTGGCAGAGGTCAACAAAGAAACTACAGACAACGTTTTCAGATAACAGTACAAATAGATATACAAGAAGCATATTTGGGTTGTACTAAAAGTATAAATGTAGATGGACAAGAATTAGAACTTAATATACCACAAGGATTCCCACACGGTGCAAGTCTAAACTTTCCAGAGTTTAAGCCAGGTGGTGATTTGTTAGTACAAATTACTTATAGACGTTCAGACACTTTTGTTAGAGATGGCGATGATTTATATGCTAGAATGAGTGTAGATGTAATAGATGCTATACTGGGTGGGAAAATAGAAATTAGAAATCTAGATAACAAAGTTTATGAAGTCAAAGTACCAGCCGGTACACAACACGATTCTAGAATAAGATTATCGCAAAAAGGATTTGTAAATCCACAAAACGGTAGAGTAGGTGATTTGTACATTATAGCAAATATTACTATACCTAAAAACGTCACTCAAGAGCAAAGAGAAATACTAGAACAGTATAGAAATCAGTTTAAAGAATACAAATAACCTTAAGGAATTAAATAGTAGTATGGAGCATATAGTATCATCAGCAAGTACAGAAGCATCTAACAGGGGACACGAATATGTCACGTTGGAACACGTTCTGTTTATACTTTTAAAAAATGAACAGGTTAGGCAGTTATGCCTTGGTGTTGGCGGTGACCTAAAAACATTAGACTCTGATTTAGAAGAATATTTAAACAACACTGACTATAACGGACTTAAAAGTGAAGGCGGCAGTACAGGCACACCTAGACCCACAACATCTGTAGAAAGAGTTTTACAAAGAGCATTTACGCAAGTTGTATTCACAGGCAGAGAAGAAATTACAGAACTAGATGTATTAATCAGTTTGTGTAGTGAAAAAGAAAGCCAAGCAAGTTATTTCCTACAAGCAAATAATGTAAACAGAACAGTACTAGTAAATGCAGTTGTTAGTGAAGATGCTAACGGCGAACTAGATGCAAGTTTCCTCAAAAACTTAAATCAAGAAGTTATAGACGGCGGTGTTGATCCGCTAATTGGCAGACACGAAGAAGTCAGAGAAGTAGTAGAAGTACTTGCTAGACGTAAGAAAAATAATTGTGTGTTAGTTGGAGAACCAGGCACAGGTAAAACTGCTATTGCAGAAGGTATTGCTTACAGAATTGTAAACAAGGATATACCTGAAGCATTACAAGGCAAACAAGTTTACAATTTAGACATTGGCTCAATGGTTGCTGGTACTAAGTTTAGAGGCGACTTTGAAGAACGTATGAAGAATGTGCTGGAAGGATTAGAAGGCAGAGATGATGTTATATTGTTTATAGATGAGATACATCAGATTATGGGTGCCGGTAGTGCAGGAAGTAGCAGTTTAGATGTTGCTAATATTTTAAAGCCAGTACTGGGCAAAGGCAAACTTCAAACTATTGGTGCAACTACTCCAGATGAATTTGCAAACAGTTTTGAAAAAGACAGAGCATTAATGCGTAGATTCCAAAGATTAGAAGTTGAAGCAATGAATATTCCAGACACCATTGAAGTGTGTAAAGGATTGCAACCTCTCTTTGAAGACTACCACGGTGTGATGTATGATGAAGGCACTATAGAAAAGATTGTTACACTATCAGAGCAATATATCAAAAACAAAGCATTGCCAGACAAAGCAATTGATGTACTAGACCAAGCAGGTGCAGTTAGTAAATTAGATAAAGTACCTAATGTGTCTATGGAAAATGTATTTCAGCAAGTTGCTAAAATATCAAAAGTAAGTAAAGATATGTTAGATGTATCACAGAAAGACAGTTATAAAACATTAGATGCTAGAATAAAAGACAAAGTGTTTGGACAAGATGATGCAATAGATAAGATGGTAGAAAGCATACTTGTTAGCAAAGCAGGACTAAGGGAACACGATAAACCCATTGGTAGTTTCTTATTAGTAGGCCCAACTGGTGTTGGTAAAACAGAAACAGCAAAACGACTTTCAGAGTGTCTAGATGTTGAGTTGGTAAGATTTGATATGTCAGAGTATATGGAAAGGCATAGTGTAAGTAAATTGATTGGTGCTCCTCCAGGATATGTAGGTCACGCAGAAGGTGAACTAGGACAAGGACTTTTACTTGCTGAAGTAGAGAAGCATCCTAATTGTGTATTGCTACTAGATGAAGTAGAAAAAGCCGCACCAGAAGTATTAAATGTGTTGTTACAAATAATGGACGACGGTAGACTTACAGGTAGTACAGGTAAAACAGTTTCCTTTAATAATGCGATATTGCTAATGACAAGTAACTTAGGTGCCGCTGATGCAGAAAAACTCAAAGTAGGTTTTGGAGAACAAAAGAAGAAAGATACAGATGTTAAAGCAGTTAAAACTTTCTTTACTCCAGAGTTTAGAAACAGAATAGATTCAGTAGTCAAGTTTAATAAACTGGGTATGGATCAAATGTATATGATTATAGACAGGCTTATAGATGAGACAAATGAACTGCTACAGGGCAACGATAAAGACATTAGAATTGTTTTTACTCCACTTGCTACAGAGGAACTAGCCAAAGCAGGATACGAGCCTACAATGGGTGCTAGACCCCTTAAAAGAGTGTTCGAAGAAAAGGTTAAGAAGCCTTTAAGTAAAAAGATTATTTACGAAGAAGCAGAACACAAAGACTTCGTCATAGATTATAGAGACGGAGATTTTGTAGTTGTCTAGCCAAATTAAACCATTGGGATTTGTTTTAAACTCTATTCCAGTAGAGCCTATGTATAAAAAGGAGTACGGGCATTATCCTTATAAAGTTGTTATAGACGGCAGTAGAATTGTAATAAACAGTATTACAGGTGAGGAAGAAGGAGATTTTGATACTTTCCTAAATCAAAATGAAGACCATACATTAACCACTATACATCATAAAATTGCTAAATTTTTAAATGAAATAAGAAGTTCAGATAGCGAGTATTGGTTTAAACACGGACACGATGTTTTTAGACAACGATGGGAAAAAGATAGAACTATATGGTTTACTGAAGCAGACCACCTTAAGGATTTTGTAGAACATTTTTATAGATTCATTAAACGTGTTTGTGGACCCAGAGAGGAATTAGAAGCAGATGTACTACAAGATACCGATGTTGCATTGCGTCCTAACCTATGGTTGAATAAATATAGATATAAAATAGAATTCACACCAGAATACTATTCAAGGCGTTCAGATAGTTCAGAACTTAGCAAACAGAAATTTGCCTCTTGTCTAAAAAGATTAGGTGGTAGATGCGGTAAGAAAGAATACTTTGCTGACACTTATAGAGGCTGGCGAACAAAAAGAATTCTATATGTAGATAATAAAAAAGATTTAGGAATAGTTACTTTAAGTTTAGGCCCAAAAGTAAAGTCAGTAACAAAGGCTGTCCTATACACAGATTTTAAGGAGAAATAATGTTTTTTGGAAAAGATACAAAACTAGATAGAGAAGCAGTTTTTGAACAGTTAAAAATTGACGAAGGAGTAGTAAATGAAATCTACTTGGACCACCTCGGGTATCCAACATTTGGTGTCGGCCATCTCGTCCTCGAGTCAGATCCGGAATACGGACAAGAAGTTGGAACACCAGTTGACGAAGAAAGAGTCAAAGAGTGTTTTGAAAAAGACCTTGACACAGCAATTAGTGAATGTGAGTTGCTATACGAAGAAGGGGTATTTGGAGACTTACCAGACGAAGTCCAGCAAATCTTGGTTAATATGATGTTCAATATGGGTAGAACAAGACTTAGTAAGTTTAAGAAAATGCACGCCGCAATTATCGAAGAAGATTGGAAAACTGCCGCAGTAGAAGGTAGAGATTCAAGATGGCACAAACAAGTTACTAACCGTGCTGAACGTTTAATGGAACGTCTCGAGAAAGTATAAGTTAGATAAATACTTGTATGCCAGCACGATATTCAGTAGAAATTTTAGGAAACACCGGTTCAGAGATGAACAAAACAGGTGCAAAAGTAAAAGCAGATAGTTACTACGGCTATACTGACGGTATTCACACCGTTGCAGTAAATTACTCCGCCTTTAGAGGCACACTAAAAATTCAAGGCACATTAAGTTTAAATCCTGCAGAAACAGATTGGTTTACTATTAGAGAAATAACCAAACCTGTAACAGGCACAACTGGAGTTACACTTTCAGAAGCATATACTTTCACAGGTAACTATGTTTACCTAAGAGTAATATTGGATAGGTCAACATTAGGCGATGGTTCAACATATGACGTGGCTTATGGGGCGATTGGCAGAGTCTTATTGAACAATTAAAATATTTCCTTTAAAGCATTAGAAGATAAATAGTTATTAAGTATTACTATAGGATTTTTTATGCCAAATATTACAGGAGACCAAATAACCTTTAATATAGATAGTATCTCGGATAACCAGATACTAGTATATGATGGGTCAACAGGCATTTTCGTTGCCCAAGACAGTTTAAGTTCAAACGCCAATGCGGCAGTGGCTAGTGCCAGCAATGTTGGTGCGTCAGGCGTTGGAGTTTTTAAAGAAAAAGACGGTTCAGTTCTTAAGTTTAAAAATATTGCCCCAGGCACAAATACCACAGTAACAGAAGATGTAGCAAATGGCTTAATCAAAGTTAATGCCACACAATATTCACCCACTGCTCCTTTTCAACTACACAATAATAACGGAAACGTATTTGTAGCACAAGGACAAAACTACGGAGCAAATGCCAATGTTGCAGGGTTTATAGGTGTACAGAGCAGTAACAGTTATGGTACTTATAGTGATTCAACGTCCTTTGACGGACATACAAGATTTAGATTAGGTTCGAACGATTTAGTTGATGTTGAATTAACATCAGCACACGGACTTATATTATCCACAGCACAAAATTCAGATGGACATATCCAACTAAGAAGTAATACTAATATTGAATTTTATGCTCAAGGCAGTTTAACAACAAATCCAGACTTAGAAATTACTGGTGCTGGTGCATTAAAAATTGGTAACAGTTTCACAATGCCAACAGCAGACGGTACAAGTGACCAAGTACTTGCAACATATGGTAACGGTGTTGTACATTGGAAAACAATCACAGTACCTAGTTTCACAGAAGCAGGCATATTAGCAAAAACAGTTAGACTAGACCAAACAAGTGTACCTGACGTAACTAACACTTACGATATAGGTTCAACTACAAGACAATTTTATGAAGTACACGCAAATTACTTCAAAGGACAGGCTGATACAGCCATTCAAATATATAACAACATTAACGGTACTACTTTAGATGACAGTTACATTTTAGGATTGGCAACAAACGCCAGTAACCTAAGTGGTCTTAGTGATGCCGGAGTGGCAAGAACAAATTTAGGTGTCTATAGTAAAGCAGAAGCAAACGCATTAGTGAGTGGGGCAACACAAACTAATTCATTTGTAAGGCTTACAGACGGCACAAACACGGCGTCCGCGGCAAACACAAATGATGTGTTTACAATTACAGGCGGAAATGATATCACAGCAACAATAAATGCTGGAACTAAAACACTAACAATTGATAGTACTGCTACACCGCAGAATGCGTTCAAACACGTTTTTGTAAGTGGACAAAATACAATTAGTGCTGACAGTAGTTCAGACGGACTTACATTTGCGGCAGGCTCAGGCATTCAACTAACAACCGATGAAGGAACTGACACTATCACAATCACCAACTCAGGTGGCGGTGATGGAGGTGGAGCCAGTGAAGCATTTAAAAATATTGCAGTAAGTGGTCAAACAACAGTTGTTGCAGATGCATCAGCAGACACAGTAACATTTGTTGCTGGTACTGGTATGACAATTACCACAGATGCAGGCAATGATAGTGTTACATTTAATAGTTCAGGTAGTTACACCAATACAGATGTTGACTCTCACTTAAATCAAAGTAACCCAACTTCAGGATATGTATTAAGTTGGAACGGTTCAGACTATGCTTGGGTAAGTAATGCAGGATATACTGATGCAGATGTTAATACTCATTTAAACCAAAGTGGTGCAAGTGCTAGTCAAGTATTAAGTTGGAATGGCAGTGATTATGCCTGGGTTGCACAATCAGGTGGTATAGCACTATCAAATTTAAGTGTTACCACAGCAAGTGCAAGTGGTGGCGGATCTTTAGCATACGATAACAGTACTGGTGCATTTACTTTTGCTCCAGCAGACTTAACAGGTTACCAAACAACAGCAGGATTAGATGCAGGTATTAATACACATCTAAATCAAAGTACTGCGGCATCAGGCGAAGTATTAAGTTGGAATGGTTCAGACTATGATTGGATAGCACAAACAGATGCTCAGGCTTTAACATTTGATGCAGGAACACAAAGTTTAAGTATTTCAGGTGGTAATAGTGTTGATTTAAGCAGTTTATTAGATAATGTTGATGCTCAGGTTTTATCAATTAGTGGAAACACAATTAGCCTGACAGGACAAAGCGGTAACGTTGATTTAACAAGTTTGTTAGTATCAGGTAATTATACAAATACAGATGTTGACACTCACTTGAATCAAAGCAATCCGACAAGCGGTTATGTGTTAAGTTGGAATGGAAGTGATTACTCTTGGGTTGCTCAAACAGCCAGTTATGGTGATAGTGATGTAGGTACCTATTTAACAGCACAAGGTTATGCAACGCAGGCTACTATTGTAGCGGCAATTACAGATAGTGCTCCAGCAACATTAGATACCTTAAACGAATTAGCGGCGGCACTAGGTGACGATCCAAACTTTGCAACCACAATAACAAATTCAATAGCCACTAAGGCTAATACAAGTTCACTAGCCACTGTGGCAACAAGTGGATTATTTAACGATTTAACAAGCAGACCTACTATAGCATTAAGTGGTAGTGACCTAACATACGATGGCACTACATTAGATTTAAGTGGAGTAGGTGCAACAGGTCCACAGGGTAATACAGGAGCCACAGGTGCTCAAGGACCACAAGGAGATACAGGAACAACTGGTACAACAGGTATAGGCATTACATCAACAGCATTAGTAAGCAGTAATTTAACTATAACATATTCAAACAGTTCTGTACAAGATTTAGGAAACGTTAGAGGACCAGTAGGCCCACAAGGTATTCAAGGACCACAGGGTAATGTAGGTGCAACTGGACCAGCAGGATCAGATGGAGCCGATGGTGCAGATAGTACTGTAGCAGGACCAACTGGATCACAAGGTGCAACTGGTGTTAGTGTAAGTAGTGCGGCATTATCAGGCGATAATTTAACTTTAACACTAAGCAACTCAACAGTACTTACAGCAGGTAATGTTAGAGGACCAGTAGGACCAACAGGCCCAACAGGTAATACAGGTGCTACAGGACCAGCAGGAGCCGATGGTGCTCTACAAACATTAAGTGCTTCAGGTAATGTAATAACAATCAGTGGTAACGATGACACAGTAGATTTAACTACTATGTTGGCACCATACAGTAAAACAGATACCGATGCACAAGACTTAACAATAAGTGGCAACGTAATTAGTTTAACAGGACAATCAGGTAATGTTGACTTAACAAGTTTATTAGTAGCAGGTAATTACGATAATGCAGACGTAGATGCACATCTAAATCAAAGTAACCCAACAAGTGGTTATGTATTAAGTTGGAATGGATCGGACTACGCCTGGGTAGCACAGTCAGGTGGCGGTGGTAGTATGTCTGATGTAGTAGATGATACTACTCCACAGTTAGGCGGATCATTAGATGTTAATGGACAAGACATTGTTTCCACAAGCAACGGCGATATAGATTTAGATCCAAACGGATCAGGTGTTGTAGTATTCAAAGGTAATGCTACAAAAGGTGCAGGACAGTTTAAATTAAATTGTGAGAATAACTCACACGGTATAACAATTAAAGGACCACCACATAGTGCGGCGGCAAGTTATACTTTAACATTACCAAACAATGATGGTGATGCAGACCAAGTTTTAAAAACAGACGGTAGTGGCGGACTAAGTTGGGTTGACCAATCCGGTGGTGGCGGTGGTAGTGTTACCAGAGCAACACATTATGAAGAATTTAGAGTAGATTATAATTCAGGTGATAATAGTGTGTCGGGTAACGCAAACGTTTCTGCAGGTATTAGCAGTATTATTTTTAGTGGATATGATGCTACTGTAGACTTTACAGGTTATGACCAACCACCACTAAGTATTGTATTATATGGTTACGATGCACAGAATAACAAATACTATGTTACTCATTGTGACCAAAACAACAGAGCCCAAGTGGCAGGTAACGGATCAGCAGGATCTCCTACAGCATTCACAGACTTCAGTAGTACGACCATTACAATTAATGTTAATTTAACCAATACAGGTGGACAAAGAGATCCAGGTGGCTTTGGTCAACCTGCGGTTGCTTCGCATACCTGGGTTAGATTTATAATGGGCGACTAAGCGAATGACATACAAGACTAGTGGAATAGGATTAAACATACCCCCAAAAGTTCTAAGTGTATCAGTAACTAATGTTACTGGCACAACATATTGGCCTCACAATGATGGTGCAGGCGATAGATGGTGGCAAAGTGGTAGTTCTCCCAAGTTTTATAAGTGGACGGTCACAATGTCTGTTACAGCAACCACACACGGTTCTCACTTAACCAGAGATGATTTTCAGTATAATGGATTAGATGTCACAGTAGGCGATTGGATAGCAGACGTTACAGGTGGTAAGTGTTTAAAAATTATTGGTATTAGTTCGAAGACATCAAGTTCAGTCACTTGTGAAGTTGAAGACTGGTTAAGATACAATACTTTTAACAGTTCAGGTGGAACTGGAGTATTCGGTAATGGTGATGCAGTTGTGTTCAATATCAACGAAGATGGCTTACCTATGTTAGATCCATTCCCAGACACCATAGCAAGTTACAGTTTTTATCCAAATGTAATGGGAAGATTCCAATATCTAAATCCACAACACAATTACGTTTTAGACAAAACATCGCACGGCTTTGCAAAATCAGATGTGATTGCAGTTGCATCCGATGGATCATACGTCAAAGCAAACAGTTTAAATTTAAGTAAGACATTTGGTATTGTTACAGAAGCAGGCCCAGGACCTAATCAGTTTATTGTACAACCATTTAACAAAGTTATTGACTTTAATCCAGCACTACCAGGTACTGCAGGTAGTTACATTTATGCAGATACAGATGGTGATTTAACAACTACTGATACAGGCAAAGTTGTATTTTTAAAAATTAAAGATGCTGTACCTAGCACAGCAACAGGCTCAGTTGGTAATCCTACTTTAAGTGGTTCGGCTAATGTAGCCGTGAACAATATAGATATTACTTTTAGCACAGGTGCTAATATTACTACAATTCAAAGTGGTCTTAATGCTCAAACCTCAGCGACAAGTGTTACAGCAAGTACAGTAGTTGATGCAACAACTGTTACGGCGTCAACAGCCGCAGGTGGATTGAGTTATGGTGTTATTGGTAGTTATGTTGATGGTGGATCGGCTCCACAAGCCAATGTATCAAGTGGCAGTGGTAATACAACAATTACATTTACTACAACAACAGCGGGTCAAGCCGCAAGTTTTACAGGTATTGCACTAGCAGAAGATTTTGTTACAGATATTAATGCCGCAAATATACCTAATCTAACAGCAACAGCAATTGGCACAGGTTCAGGAGCAGGTTTCAGTCTCACAGAAGCAAACGGTAATGCAATTAACATTTATCCTATTACTAGTGATAAAAATGGTAATCCATTTGTGGGCGGTAGTGCTAATACATCTGGTTTAGTTGCATTAACATCAGCCAGTACTGCTCAAAAACTAAAACTTACAAGAAGTGATGGTGGTGAAATATTGCTGTATGATAACAGTGGTGCATTCACAGGTGACGTTGGTATATTCAGTTCGCACACAGGATCTTATCCTATAGCAGTAAACATAGAGCAAGGTATACGTCAAGCAACAGTTACAGTATATAATAACATTTCTAGTAGAGACGCGGCAGGTACAGCCGCAACTGGAGACCAGGCTTATGTGTTAGACAACGGTGTTGGTGAATGGGCATTGTACTTGTATGATGGAAGTGGATGGGTTAAGATATCCGATGAGGATAGTGCTAACACAGACGCACAGACGCTCACTACAACGTTTACAGCACCAATTGGAGGCTTTGGTACCAGTAGTACAACAGCACTAGGTAATATATCACCAGGTGGTAAAATACAAAGTGTCAGTGTAGAAGTACACACAATCTTTACAGGACAATCAGGCGGAACACCTATTATAGAAGTAGGTACTACAGCAGATCCAGACTTAATAGCAGGTGCTAATGAGTTTGATTTAGAAGAAGCAGGAACGTTCTTATCAAATCCAGAATACTTGTATCCATCAGGCGAAACAGACGAGTTACAACTCAAAGCAAAATGTACTCATTTCTCCGCAACCGGCGGAAATGTTACTGTCAAAGTAACGTATATCTAAAGCGGAATCACGCAATTATCCTAAAATAAGATAAATATTAAGAACAATACACAGAACACAAATTATTAGTTTAACTAATACTATATAGTAAAATTATAATTGCCTCAAATGTAGGCAAAAAAACAATTAATTGGAGAAAATAAAATGGCCGATGTCAAGAATTTTGGACTAAAGGGAATCGGTGATGACGTACAATTAGGTAAAAGCGGTGGTAGAACGAAATGGTCAAGTGGTAACACTAGATTTGAATTCTATGAGTCAGACGGATCAACATTAGCGGCAGTTAGAGCGGCTAACGTAGACGTACAAGGTACACTTTTATCAAATGATATCACAGCGAGTGCGATTAGCATTGCCGGTGACGCGACAATCACAGGGGACTTAACAGTCAATGGTAGTACAACTACTGTTTCATCAACGAACACAACTATCGCAGATTCATTATTAGAACTAGCAACAGGAACAACTGGTACGCCAGCGAACGATGTTGGTTTAGTTATCGAACGTGGTGATAGCAATAACGTGTTTATTGGATGGGACGAATCAGAAGATAAAGTTAGAGCGGCTACAGGAACCTTTACAGGATCTAGTACAGGTGCTTTAACACTAACAGCCGCAGATTTCGAAGCGGCAGAAGTCAAAGGTACATCATTTAATGATGGAACTTTATCAATGACTTTCGTAGACGACGATGCATTTGCGGATAACGCCGCAAACAAATTGCCTTCACAGCAATCTGTTAAAGCATACGTTGATACAGCGAATACAAACTTAAAAGCATACGTCGATGCATTAGATATTGACGATGACTTAGGTATAGCAGGTGACAGTGGAACTGGAACAGTTAATATGGACAGTCAGTCTATTACTATTGCAGGTGACACAGGTATTACTACTACAGCATCAGGACAGACAATTACTGTCGATCTAGATGACACAGCAGTAACTCCAGCGAGTTATGGTAGTACAACTGCTATCCCAACATTTACAGTTGACCAACAAGGACGTTTAACAGCGGCTGGCGAAGCGGCTATTAGCACAACTTGGACAGTAAGTGATGGCTCAACTACATCAGCAATTGATGCCGGTGATACATTAGTTGTTACAGGTGGTTCAAACCTTACTTCAACAGTAAGTGGCGACCAAGTAACTGTAGACCTAGACACAACCATAACTGGTTTAACTAGTGTTACTTCAACAACTTTAACAGACGGTACAGCAAGTATTAATTCAGGTGCTATAACAGGTGCTACTAATATTACTGCTACTGGTATAGTATCATTTGGTACTTTAACAGACAGTGGTGAGACTATTGCAGTAACTAAGTTTGTTGATGAAGCAGACGGAATTAGTAACAACGATAATGATACAACTATCCCAACTTCAGCGGCAGTTGTAGATTACGTTGCCAATAATGCTGGTGATGGACTTTTATTAAGAGCAAGTTTCACAGCAGACAGCAGTGACTCTACTTTTAACATTGGTACAGTACCTAACGTATCAGGAAGAACTTATTACGCAAGTAGAGTTATCCTTAACGTTTCAACAGAAGTAAGTGGTGGATCAGTAGCAGGTATGTTGGTTAAAGACAATGCAGGTGCTGGTAACACATTAGCGGCGGCAACAGAAAATGATGTTGCAGTTGGTACATACGTTATCGATATTGATTACTCTGCGGCATTAACTAAGAACGCGGCGATTCAAGTTGCATTTGTTCAAGCAAATGGTTCAACAGCGGCTACACCAACAGGTGGAGTTGTGAACGCACAAGTAGAATACAAATTTGTATAATACTTAGTTAGTACATAAAGTAAAAACTTAAAAGCACTCTTCGGAGTGCTTTTTTTTGATAAATATTAATGTAACGCAAGTTACACTCGTTCATTCACTCTAAATGTAGCAGTGAACGGAAGTAGTCAAAAGACGAAGGAACGTACTGAACTCGTTCATCGCCACTCTAAATGTAGAGCGACGACGGAAGTAGGTAATTAGACCGAAGGAACGCATCTTTGTAAAAGGAGATGATATGACTAATCAAAACGCACAAATTAAACGTGCAGTCAAACTAGCCTTAAGAAGAGAAAAAAGAAAATCTGATTTACAGGAAAAATTCTTTCCTCGTATGGTCATTAACTCTAAGAGAAAATCTGAGTTACCTGATTACATAACAGATAATCCTTTCTATCCTTAAGACAATAAAGGGAGCATTTGCTCCCTTTTTTATTGATTTTTATTTCTAGTTTAGAAACATCTGTTAGCCACTCTATATAAAGAGCCAGCCTTCATCATTGTATCAAATTTTTTATAGTAGTCCAATGCCATTCGATGAGTTGCACTGGCTACTATTCCTAAGGACTTCGCCATTTTATTCTCCTGTTTGATGAACATAATGAAACATTTTAACAATTACTTTATCCTTTAAGGACCTGTAACTTCTGTGTTAAGTTTATGTTACAATTATGTTACAGAAGTATTTATGCAAATTGTTCCAAAAACACTTGACTTTTCTGAATATTTCTGTATAATTAGTTATGTAGGTAGGTAAAAATATGATTAATAAAGATAAGATAATATTGACAGACTGCGATGGTGTGGTCTTAGATTGGGAAGAAGGCTTTTCAGTTTGGATGGAACATCACGGACATTCAACTGTGGAAGGATACAAAACAATGTATAATGTTGGTGACCGTTATGGTATAAGCAAAGAGCAAGGTTCCCAAATGGTAAAAGTGTTTAATGAAAGTGCGGCAATAGGATTCCTTCCTCCACTTCGTGATGCACAATACTTTGTTAAGAAATTACACGAACAACATCAATACAAGTTCATAGCAATTACTAGTTTAAGTTTAGATCCTTATGCAAAAGAATTAAGAGAAAGAAATCTTAAAAAGTTATTTGGAGATGCATTTATAGAAGTTGTGTGTTTAGATACAGGTGCTGATAAAGATGAAATACTTGCAGAATATGGTGCAAAGTATAAAGGTAACTACTGGATTGAAGACAAACCAGAGAATCTTAATGCAGGTATAGATGCAGGTTTAGAAGGTATTTTAATAGAACACGGTCATAATATGGACTACACTGGTAATGCAAATGTAGTTGTTAATTGGCAAGAAATTTACGATTTAATCACACAGTAGGAGTAGGTATGATAGAAGTTAGAACAATAGATAGTAAAAATCCAAAGTTTAAAAGTAATAGTAAATTTAACTTTACTGACTTACTTGTGGTTGCTAATGCAGTTTTTCGTAAAAATGGTTATGTAAAAACAGCAGACGTCCCTCACATTATTGCTGAAGGCGAAGCAGTAAAAAAACTACCTAATGTTGTTATTGTTAGACATATTGTAGGGGTAGGCAAGAAACATCCTGAGCAAGTATTAGAATTTATCAACAATTTAGATATTGACTCTAATCAAGAAGATGCTGACAATACATCACAACAGATTAAGTTTTTTAAAGGATTGCTTATTAAAGGAATGAAAGGTACTCTTAGTGATTTTGAGCAAAAAATTCTTAAACTTATCAAGGAAGAATTTATAAGTTATCCTGATATTGGTGTGGTTTCCAGTTTGCCTTTAATCTATAAAAACGCCTTAAAGTTCAAAGAAACTGAAAAAATGGAAAAAGAAATTGCTTCAGACAGTGAATTTGTAGGCACTTTGTATGAAAGAAATAGTTTTGAAAATGTAGAACTTGTTATGAGAAAATACATACACAGAACACAAAGTTGGTTGTATGTAGGCACACTTGATAAGAATATTATTAAGTTTTTTAGTTCAGAAGACCTTGCTGTAAACAACAAATACAATGTTTCTGGGTATTGCAAAGAGCACAGAACTAACGATAGGACCAAAGCAAAAGAAACAATTCTTAATAGGATTACTATCAACTAATTACAATCGTCTAGAAGATAAATACTTAAACATATGAAAGGTTTAAGTTTATGTCAGACATTTTTAGAAATTTAAAAGGTACTAGCAAAACTGAATTTAGATTAGGTTTATCTAATAGAGGTTCTGGTTTATATAGTGGTACTTCGGATCCAGCAGGATCATATACAGTAGCCGCTGGTGATGTATGGTTTGACAAAAACAATCAAAGACTTGCAATTAGAACAGGAGCAGGTGCTTGGACTGATGTAACTAATACTTCAGTTGTTGATAATAGAATATCTTCCACACTAAGCAGTGATGTAACATTCGGAGCAGGAGTAACTATTACAGGAAACTTAACTGTAAATGGTACGCAAACAGTAGTTAATACTGAAACACTTAATATTGCTGACAATGAAATTGTTTTAAACAGTGATTTAGCAAGTGATACGGCGGCGACAGCCAATGCTGGAATACTTGTAAACAGAGGAAACGAAGGTAATGTTTTCTTTCGTTGGGACGAAGGCGAAGGTGAGTGGACTGTAAATGGTGAAACATTTAGTGCTGGTGCATTAATTGGTAACCTAAGTGGTAATGTAACAGGAAGTATAGCACCAAACGGTGCACCCAATGTTGTTAAAGCAAATACATTAATTGTTAATGGTACTTACACAATGCCACAATCAGATGGTAGTGCTAACCAAGTATTAACAACAAATGGTAGTGGTACAGTAACATTTGCTACACCTAGTATTACTCCAGCAGGTAGTAACACTCAAATTCAATACAATGACAGTGGTGCATTAGGTAGTAGTGGATCTTTCACATACGATGAAGCAGAAGCCAAACTAACAGTTGGTGGAACAACATCATCAATTTTATTTGAAACCGTAAGTGATTATGGTGCAATTACATCAACAGCAACAGATAGTGTTGACTATGGTGGAGTTGCTGACTCAGTCGTAGCATTAGTAAATAGTGATTACGGTGTAGTCGAAACAAGTGGCGGACCAGTTGAGTTCCCACAATATCAAGTAGCAGGAGTACCTAGTGCATCTGCATACACAGGACATATGATTTATGTGTCCAACGAGTCAGGAGGATCAGTAATGGCATTTAGCGATGGCACTAACTGGCGTCGAATGACAGACAGAGCAGTCATAAGTTAGTAGGAGAACATAATGGCAGAAGAGACAAAAACAGCAGTACACCATCCGGCTGATACAAACGGAGATGGAAAAGTTTCAAAACAAGAAGAAGCAATGTACTTAGAATTTAAAAGAAAAGAACTAGAAGATTTAGACGCAATGCGTGATGCACAAAGAAGTATGGCTTGGTTTGCACTAAGCGGTATGCTTTTATATCCATTTGCAGTGGTATTAGCAGTATTGTTTGGATTAGAATCAGCAAGTAAAATACTAGGCGATATGGCGGCTACATACTTTGTAGCAGTTGCAGGTATTGTTGCCGCGTTCTTTGGTGCTCAGGCATTTAGTAAAGGTAAGTAATTGTAATGGAAGACAAGTTTATAAAGAACTTTTGCAGACTCATAACCAAAGAGAAATTGGCTGGGTCTGACATTACAAAGTTTTTTAATGTTGTAAACAGTCTTGCAGACACAAAAAAGATGATGCAAGTATCCGATGGAGAAGAAGATAAATTTGACGTATTAGTTTATCAAGAAGAGGATTTGTTTGCATACGAGATACTACTACAGGACGATATTTCATCAAACGAAGGTAACGATATTTCTGAAGAGTTACTAGAAGAATTTCCAGAACTTGACTTCGAATTTGAAGCAAGTACCACAGTTTAAAAAAATCCATTGACTTACCAATTCTTAGACTATATAATAGTCTAAACAGATAATTACATACACAGGGAGAAATAAATGGCATTTAACAAAACATTTAATCAAGAAGAAGTCGCAAGGCTAAAGAAATTAGTCAATGAAGGTATGCAAGTTCATTTCGAAATGGACGCCCTCAAAGAAGGACTTCGTGATACAGTCAAAGCAATCGCAGAAGAAATGGACCTAAATGCAGGTACACTAAACAAAGCGATTAGAGTTGCCCACAAGGCTTCCTTAGGAACAGAAAGAGATAAGTTTGATGAACTTGAAACTATCTTAGAAGTAGTTGGCAAAACATTATAATTGACATCAGTCAAAGTTTTTGCTATAATTAATTTTTAATATTTGGTATTGTGCCAGCCTGAAGTGGTGCTCGGAGTTGATATATGAGTTACGTGGATGCGTATTACGACAAACAAAAGAACAAGGTAAATGTTGTAGAGCGAATAGATGGCAAACGTAAATATGTAGAACATCCGGCTAGATACTATTTTTACGCAGAAGATCCCAAAGGAAAATACAAAAGCATATACGGTGATTCTGTAAGTAAAATTACCTGTTCAACTCACAAAGACTTTCAAAAGAACATAGCATTTAGTAGAGGCAAAAAACTTTTTGAAAGTGATTTACGTCCAATCAATAGGGTCATTTCTGACCATTATCAAGGTGTTGAAGCACCAAAACTACATACTGCATTCTTTGATATCGAGGTAGACTTTGACCCCGAGAGAGGATATAGTTCCCCACAAGACGCATTTATGCCCATCACAGCGGTAGCCGTTGTGTTAAACTGGTGTGATGCTATAGTTTGTTTAGCAGTTGCTCCAAAGACGTTAGACAGCGAACAAGCAAATAAAATTGCAGACAAAGTGGGTAACACAATTATATGTAAAGATGAAAAAGAATTGTTACAGAAGTTCTTAGTACTAATAGAAGATGCAGATATATTAAGTGGTTGGAATTCAGAAGGTTATGATATTCCTTACACAATAAATCGCATAATCAAAGTTTTAGGCAAAAGCGAAACAAGAAAAATGTGTTTGTGGGATATGTTGCCTAAAGAAAGAAAGTATATAAATCACGGAAGAGAAACTGAAACATATGATTTGATTGGTAGAGTACATTTGGACTATTTGGAACTTTATAGAAAATATAACTATGAAGAGCGACACAGTTATAGGTTAGACTTTATTGGTGAAATGGAAGTCGATGAAAAGAAAGTTCCGTATGAAGGAAGTTTAGATAGACTTTATAATCACGACTTTGAACTGTTTTTAGAATATAACATTCAGGATACAATGTTGTTGAAAAAGATTGATGACAAATTACAGTTTATTGATTTAGCAAACACTATTGCACACGACAATACTGTATTACTTCCAACCACAATGGGTGCTGTGGCAACAACTGAACAAGCAATTATCAATGAAGCACATAGGCGTGGTATGGTTGTTCCAGATAGAATAAGAGAAAGGCAAGAGAACACACAGGCGGCAGGTGCCTTTGTTGCTTTCCCACAAAAAGGTTTACACGATTGGGTAGGCAGTATGGACTTAAACAGTCTGTATCCTAGTGTGTTTAGGGCACTGAATATGGCTCCTGAAACAGTAGTAGGTCAACTAAGACCAGTCCACACTGAAAAAGAAATAAACGACAAAATAATGATTGAAGGCAAAAGTTTTGCTGATGCTTGGTTAGGTAAGTTTGGTAGTAATGAGTATGAACTTGTTATGCAAAAAGATGTTACAAGACCTATTATAATAGATATGGAAGATGGTTCAAGCAGTGAAGTAACTGGTGCTGACGTTTACAATTTAGTATTTAACAGCAATCAACCTTGGTGTTTGAGTGCTAATGGCACTTTGTTTAGAACTGATGTTCAAGGCATAGTTCCAGGACTACTTGAACGTTGGTATTCAGAAAGACAAGATTTACAGGCTAAGAAAAAAGAACAAACAGATCCAGAACAAATTGCATTCTATGATAAACGTCAGTTAGTCAAAAAGATTAACTTGAACAGTTTATATGGAGCGATTCTAAATGCAGGTTGTAGATTCTTTGATATGAGAATAGGTCAGAGTACTACACTTACAGGTAGACGTATTACACGTCATATGGGTGCAGAAACAAATAGACTGCTTACAGGCGAGTATAATCATCAAGGCAAAACAATTATATATGGTGATACTGACTCTGTGTATTTCTCAGCCGCACCAGCATTGCCCGAAGGCACACAAATGGATTTAGAAATGGCAACAGAGTTGTATGATTCTGTATCAGATACAGTTAGTAAAAGTTTTCCTAACTTTATGAAGAATGACTTTAACGTGCCTTTACATCAAGGCGAAGTTATTAAAGCAGGTAGAGAAGTAGTTGGTAGAGCAGGATTGTTTATTACTAAAAAAAGATATGCTATTAATGTATTAGACTTAGAAGGATGGAAACCAGAAGGTGGAAAACTTAAGATTATGGGTCTCGATATTAAAAGGTCAGATACTCCAGAGTTTGTACAAGACTTCTTAGAAGATATACTTGCTAAAACTCTAGATGGTGGAGATGAGAAAACCATAATGGGACACATTAGAATATTCAAAGAAGGATTTAAAGGTATGGATCCTTGGAGTAAGGGTATGCCTAAACGTGTTAATAACTTAACTACATATACAGAAGTATACAATAAAACAGTACAAACGCCAGGAAATAGCCAGTCTTTGTTTAGGTTAGAAGCACTAAAAGAAGATGGTAAAAAGAAAAAGAAAGCAACTATTCCAGGACACGTTAGAGCAAGTATCAACTGGAATAATATGCTACTGGCTAATTCAGACAATTACAGTATGAAAATTACTGACGGTATGAAAGTTGTTGTATGTCAGTTAAAATCAAACAATATGGGATTCAGCAGTATTGCATATCCAACAGATGAATTGCAATTACCTGATTGGTTTAAGAAGTTACCTTTCGACGAAGATGAAATGGAAAAGAAAGTAGTCGACAAAAAGGTACACAATTTATTGAATGTGTTGAAGTGGGACTTTAGTCAAATGCAGACTAGTAATACGTTTCACGATTTATTCTCATTCTCAGACTAAAATTATGGGGGAAAAGACATTGACTTTTCTAAATAATAAATGTATAATATCTAAATTACAGGAGTGAACTAATGATAAAAGATATTTTTAAAGACATCCTAAAGCATACCCACGCATTAGGATTTGTTGAAATGGTGAAGGTATCTGGAACAGACACAGAAACAACAATTTCTGCTATGGACCAAGATAAAACCGTCATCATACAGGGTAAGTTACATAATCCAATTAGCGACTTTATTGACGCAACAATAGGATTAAGTAGAATGACAGTTATTGATGGACTACTAAAGTTTCCAGGCTTTGATAGTGACGATGCAACTGTTAGTATTAATAAACAAGAAAGAAATGGAGAAGATATTCCAGTTGAAGTCGAGTTTAAAAGTGCAGAAGGGCATAATGCAAAGTACCGCTTTATGTTAGCAGATGTAGTTAACCAGCAGTTAAAAGACGTTAAAATGAGAGATGTTGATTGGGACGTCAGTTTCGTACCTAGTCAAAAGAACTTAAAAGATTTAGGCTTCTTTAACAACATTTTAGGTGTGTATGAAAACAGTTTTACACCTAAAGTAGAAGATGGTTTACTACACTTTATTATAGGACAACCAAATGGTGACAGTTCTAAGATCCCAGTAAACGACAATGTCGAAGGTGACCTCAAAGGCACTTGGAGTTGGGAACTATCTAAAGTTATTACTATACTTAGATTAAGTGATAGCAGTAATTGTGTAGTAAGTTTCAGTGAAGCAGGAGCAATGCAAATCGATATCGATAGTGGTATAGGAGCATATACATACATCTTACCAGCAAGGAGTTAAAATGGATTTATCCAAACATAGAGGTGATTTTGCAGTCTATTTGCCTGCTATTAGTGGGTTCTACACAGAACTACTAGGCAGATGTAAACACATAGAAGGCTATATCCCTGATGGCAGGATTCCAGAAGGCTTCGAACACGGCTTTGAAGGTCTAAACTTTTTAGACGCAGACAAAGGTTATTTCAAATATAATATGGGATTGTATTCGGCAGGACACGCCTATCTCGATATGGAGAAAAGCAAGAAGTTAGAATACATTATTCAGGACCGTGATAGAGATAACACTATGATACTAGGAGACTCAGGCGGTTTCCAAATTGGTAAAGGTGTTATTAAATTTGACTGGGAGAACTTTTTTGAGAAACCAGGCGATCCTGGATACAAAGGAGATGCTGACAAAACAAGACATAAAATTCTAAACTGGTTAGAGCATACAGCAGACTGGAGTATGACACTTGATGTACCTAGTTGGGCAAGTAAGCCTGAACTAAGGGAACGCACAGGACTCAAAGACTTTGATGAATGTTTAAAATGTACATTACATAACAATGATTTCTTTGTACAACACAGACAAGGCAAAACAAAATTCTTAAATGTACTGCAAGGCACACATTGGGAAGATGCTAGTATATGGTATGACGCAGTAAAAGACTATCCATTTGAAGGATGGGCAATGGGTGGTAATCATATGAGAGATATGAAGATGTGTCTTAAACGTCTTATTGTAATGAGAGATGATGGCAATATTGAAGGTAAAGATTGGATACATTATCTTGGTACAAGTAAGTTAGATTGGGCAGTAATGTTTACTATAATTCAAAGAGAACTTAGAAAAATTAATCCTAATATTACAATTAGTTTTGATAGTGCAAGTCCATTTATCAGTAGTGCAAACGGTTTAGTTTACTCGCAAACTATTTTAAGTGCAGACAGGCAAAGTTACTTAATGGACAAGTGTTTTGACAACAAACTTAACAATGAAAACATTGGAGACTTACCGTTTCCGTTTGAAAGTCCAGTTGGTCTTAGAACAAAAGTAAAAGATGTAAACTGGTATAAGCCAGGTATGTTAAACAAAATTGGTAAAGAAGGTAAAACAAGTTGGGATAGTTTTACATATGGTATTTTAATGATACACAATGTTTATATGCACATTAGAGCAGTACAACGAGCAAATCAATTAGCAGTAATAGAAACACAAGAGTATCAACCAGATTGGAGAAATTGGGAAAGAGTTAAAAGAAGTGATAAAAGTAAAGAGTTTAGTCAATGGGTTCCTAGAAACATTCTATACTTTAATACTTTTGTACAAGAACTTTTTGCTAGTGAAGATCCACACGGACTACTCGACGAAGCAACATTATTCTTAGAAGCACTAAACAATAATCCTCATAAAGATGGCAATAACAAATTATTCCAAAGTTTATTTGAGGAAGAAGTTACAGAAGCAGATGATAATTCATTTGATGAAAATGATGAAGTGTTAGCAAACCTGGAGGCAGAGTTTAAAAATGCCTAAAGCAGTATTAGTAGGACTTGGCGGCATAGGTTATAACGTATACTTACCACAACTGAAAAAGGTTGGGTATGATGTTGTAACTGTTGACAAGCACAATGTTCTTACTAATCCTGATTATGAGGACTTAGATGATGCAATTTCAAATAATGATTTTGAATTGGCAGTAATTTGCACTCCTAATTACACCCATTTAGAATTATTAAATCAATTAGGCGAAGCAGGTGTTACAAATATTTTTGTAGAGAAGCCTGGTTTGCCTAGTGCCCAAGACTGGCAAGATGCTATAGATAGATTTCCTAACAGCAAAATAATGTTAGTAAAGAATAATTTGTATAGAGACACTTATGGAATACTAGATGAGTTTTCAGGGCAGTATGATGTCACAGATGTTACTATAAATTGGTTAAACAAAGACAGAATACCTAATCCAGGTAACTGGAGTACAAACAGTAAGTTTGCTTGGGGAGGAGTTGCACACGATTTATTTCCACATCTTTACTGTTTTATGTTACATTTATTTGATGAAGAGCCTAATCAGTTTGAACGTTTTTCAAGTTGGAAGGTACAAAAATGGAACTTAGAAAATATAAGTGGTACTGCATATGGCGTATACAAAGAAGATGGCGTATACGACGTCTGCGACAAGGCTGTAGACATTTATAGTTTAAACAACATACCTATTACTATACAAGCAAGTTGGAAAGAAGGCATAGATGACCAATCTATTAATCTTAATTTTGCAGATGGTTCTAGTCTTAGATGGCCCTTTGGATTATGTCCAAATGAAGCATACGGCACAATGCTACAAGAAGCACCAAACGATCCATATGAGTGGCATCAACAAATTGATGTATGGATACACAAACAGTTAGAGGAATATAAAGAGAATGACTAATAGATTATTTTATACTACTGGTAACCAAGATATTAATCACACTACATACGATTTACCAGAATTAACAGGCGACGATGTTAAAGTTAAAAGTATTTACACAGGAGTTTGTAGAAGTGATGTTGCTATGTATAATGGTACATTTACTACACTACCAAAAGAAATACAAGGACACGAATGCTTAGGTGTTATTACAGAAGTTGCGAATCCTGAACTACCTTTTAAAGTAGGTGATTATGTTGCTACCAGAGGAGAGCCTGGTTTTGCAGATGAGTATATTGCAAAATATGGTACTTATGTTAAAGTACCTGAAGCAGATCCTAAATATATCATAGAGCCAGTTGCTTGTGGTATTAATATAGTAGATAATTATTTGAGAATGTTTATGGGACAACCTAAAACATTTTTCAAAAGAAAGAAATATTTAATTATAGGTACTGGCTTTTTAGCACAGGTAGTTTACAAAACATTAGAGTATGCACTCCCTAGTAAGCCACACGTCTACGTAATAGGTAGCAGTAATAAAAAGTTTTGGAATAAAACAAAGTGTACATTTCTTAAACAGTCAGATTTAGATAATGGTAATTTTATATTTGATGCAGTATTTGATATTAGTTCAGAACCTAAATACATTAACGAATATACAATGTTAAAACCAAATGGTATACATTTAATATGTGCAGAAAAAACAGATAAATTAAGTGTTGATACTAGCAAAATGTTATGGGAAAATCAAAAAATATTATTTCCTAGTCCTAGAGATGCAAACTTTATAGACGCAATGGTGTTAGGTGTTGAACTTGTTAGAGATGGAATAATTAACACTAACACACTTTGGACAACAGAATACGACAGAGATACAGAATTAGAATTAGCATTTACAGATGCAAATGACAGAAAGAAAACATATTCACGAGGTTATATAAAATGGCAACAATAGATGGTAGAAAAGACTTTGGCGAAAACCCAACATACTTCACAGGCGTAGAAGTTGAAAATACTCCATTAAAGGGTGTTGATACTTTATTTGTTGTTGGGTGCCAAACTGCAAAAGATATTGACAAACGTGCTAAAAAGTATAACGTCAATCACGTTTACTTGGGTTGTGGTTATTGTTTTGAACCTAAAGAACGAGATGATTGGTTAGAATGGAATAAGACTATTTTGGACTTATTGGCATACGGTTATTGGGTAACATTGGATTTTAATGTAAAGTATGCAGAGGAAATGTTACAAACAAGTTGGAATGAGCATAGTAAGTTTATTAGTATGATTAGTGTACCTATACCGCATATAAACCAACACAACTATAACGCAACTGTTAAACTAGATGACAAACATTTTAAAGGAAGTAACAGTGGTGTTTGGTGTCATAGTTTACACGATTTAAGAAGTAGAGAAACATATACAGACTTTTCTGAATATGTAGGAGACAAAGTTGTTAAATAAGGACTTGACTTCTGCCAAGAATTCTGGTATAATAAATGATAAGTTACAATTTTGGTGGCACGACTGTAAAAGTAGTGGGCCAACTGAAACTGAAGTAGGGTATGATTGTAACGACTGTGGACTTGCTGAGTGGAACTTTCAAGATATTGACCAAGCAGAAAGTGAAGCAGGTAATTTGGAAAATATGATAGGAGAAAAATATGCCTAATTGGTGCGATAATCACATACACATTGAAGGTCCTGCAGAGGAACTTAAAAAGTTACAAAAAAGTTTTTCAGATGTAGGTATGCTAGAAACACTTTGTCCTATTGGAGAATGGGACTACAATGTAGCAGTAAACACTTGGGGTACTAAGTGGGAAATTAGCGAAGAAGAAGTACAATATTTTGAATTTGATCCTGATGGTCCAGACCACGCACATTTAACTGGTAACTTTCAGAGTGCTTGGAGTCCACCTACAGAAGCAATTAGAACATTCCTAGATAACAATCCAGACTTTAGTGCAGACTTGATGTATTATGAACCATCAATGGATTTTGCAGGCACATTAGATGAAAGTATTACAATCTCAGATAAGAGTGATGATTATTGGATAATGGACCCAGATGGAATAGAATTAAATGAAGCATTTGGTATATTAGAAAGTAGGCTAGAATGGGCGGCAGAAGAAGAGGAATTTGTGCTAGAAACAGCAGAAGATTTAGAACCAATAGAAAAGGAACACTTGGAATAATATGAGCAACATCAAAAGAGTAGTTTTATTTTTGTTAATAACAGTTGGATTATTAGTACTGTCTGTTAACCTTTATGCAAGTGGTAGTGCTAAAATTGGAGGCACTTTTGTAAACAGTGATGATGCAACATTTAAAATTGCGTATGACAGTTCAACAGAAAAAGGCAACTGGCAAAGAGCATTAGAAGTAGACTATATGTATCAAACACAAAGTGATGTTGAAAGTACTAATGAGTTATACCTCAATCATAAATTAATTTATGCCTTTGCTCCTAAGCATTATGTAGTCAGCACATCTACATATGATATAGACAAGTTTAGAACAGATGAACAAAGAATCAGTATGGCACTTGGTTATGGTTACAAGTTATTGAGAACTGAAAAATTTAAAGCAAGTAATGAGTTTTCAATAGGTTACTTAACTAGTGACTTAGTAGATGAAATAATTTATAGAAACAGTTTATGGTTTTTCTATAAACTGTCTGACAAAGTGAACTTTACCAACAAGTATTTGGTTGAGTTCGGTGACGAAGCAGAAGACTATGTTAGGAATGAGACGTCATTGAATTACAACTTTGATAATGGTTTAGTTTTAGGCATAACAAATACCTATACGGAAGATCCGATTGACAATAATATTTTAGGTGTTACAATAGGTATTAAGTGGTAGAAATAAAGTTGTTATTCTTTAGCCTAATCGTAGTAACTTGGTTAGCATACGGTTTGCACGTTATTAAAGAATATATTAGAGTTAGATTAGAAGGAGAATGAAATGAAAATAGAACCAATGATGAAAAAGCCAAGTCTATTCAGAAGAACTGTAATGGCTCTTGTAAATTGCTGGAGACGTGTAATGGATGTGAGATACAATCCGTTAAGTGTAATTAAAGATCCAAGTTTACAGACTTACTTTATGTTAGTACTGTTTACAATATGGAGTGTGTTCTTTGGATTCTTAGCCGCAA